GCTGCAGCAGACGCCGAAGCAGGTAGACAAAATGCAAATAGAGTGGCTGGTGGTATAGCTGCTGCAGCGACACGAAAATCCAATGCCGATGCCGAAGCGAAGGCGTCTAATGAATCACAAAGTGAGGAGAGTTCAAGCCTCCTTTCAAAGATTGGTAAAGGTTTCACTAGTTTCCTCTCTTTCAGCAAAGGAAGTGCATCAGCTGATAAAGAAACGGCAAATGAAGATGCGGCCGATGGTGACAAAGAGCGCGGCATTCTTGGAAAAATTGCTGGTGGTATAACTGGCCTTGGTAAAAGTTTCACAGAAGGCGCAAAAGACAAAGCAAAAAAAGGCCTTACAGGATTTATGAGTATGCTGAAGAAGTTTGCTATCGGTGGACTCATGACAGCATTATTGTTATTTATGAATAGTTCATATTGGGAAGACACAAAAAAATATATTGTGGATACACTTATACCTAAATTAAAATATTTTTATGATGCATTCTTTGGCCCAAATGGCGGTTTCATGAATGGAATTAATGCATTATTTGGTGATGTGGACGGCCTTGGTGGTATAGTTATCGGAATTGGCGTTGTAGTGACGACAATTGTGGGAATGAAAATATTTAAATTAATTAATAATCTAAGATTAGCATATCTTGCACTTAAAGCGAATACAATAAAGAATATTCTTGATCCATTAAAGAACAGTGTTCTTGGTCAAAAAGTCATTGCGCTCTTTACAAAAATGTGGGCAGCATTAAAGGCAGGATATATTGCGCTTAAAGCAGCAACAATAAAGAATATCCTTGAACCATTAAAGAACAGTGTTCTTGGACAAAAAGTCATTGGACTTTTTACAAAAATGTGGGCAGCATTAAAAGCGGCATATATTGCACTTAAAGTAGCAACAATTAAGCATGTTCTTGAACCATTAAAGGGTATGGCCGTCGCAGCCGGTGGAAAAATGTGGGCGCTCTTTACAAAAATGTGGGCAGCATTAAAGGCGGGATATATTGCACTTAAAGTAGCAACAGTGAAGAATGTTCTTACTCCATTACAGGGTGTGGCCGTCGCAGCCGGTGCAAAAATGTGGACATTTATGAGACTAATACCCCCTGCCCTAGTAGCAATCAAAGTATTTTTCCTATCAACTATGTTACCGGCGATTACTGCAATGCTGGCAACGGCAACTGCATTTATGGTGCCGTTGTTGCCTATTATTGCTGCAGCTGTAGCAATTGGTGTTGTTCTCTTCGCATTAAAATCTGCATTTGACGATTTCATGACTACATTAGATAAAACTGGTAGTATAGGTGAAGCACTCAAGGTAGGAATATCTAAATTTATGGGAAGTATACTTGGATTTATACCTATGCTAGTTTTAAAATTAGTAAGTTGGGTTGCTAGTTTATTTGGATTTGATGACTTTGCAGCAAAAGTTGATTCTATTGACCCTATTCAGTATATTTCAGATGTTATTGCCAATATGATGGGTTGTGTTATGGATTGGTTTGGATTATTATTTACAGACCCCGTAAAAGCACTAACGAAATTAGTGTCAGGATTTTTGGGTGGATACTTGGATATTGTAAGTTGGCTTGTTGACATGATTAAAAAACCGATTGTATGGCTGTTGGGATTATTTGGCTGGGATGATGCCGCAGCTTCTGTTGAATCATTTTCTTTCTCACGTTTTGTTACGGGGATGTTGACTAAAGCTAAAGATTGGGTATTGAGTATATTTTCTTGGGCTGAAACTGCTGAAGAAGGAGACAGCTGGTTAGTAAGAACAATTAAAGGTATGATTACTGGTGTTAAAGAGTGGTTCGGCAAGATGTTTGATTTTGGTACTTTAAAATCATCTCTGGCATCTGTTATTAATATTCTAACATGGTTGCCAAATCTAGTGAAGGATGCAGTTCTTTCAGTAACATCTTGGTTACTTGGTTTATTTGGTTTTGATAAGGCCGCAGAGAAAGTAGCTAATGCCAAGAATTGGACTATCGGTGGATTGATAATGGAGGCAGTTGATTCAGTTATAGATTGGTTTAAAAATCTATTTGACTTTGACTTCAGCGCTCTCTTAGACCCAAAGGCCTTTGTCAGTAGATTCCTGCCCAGCTGGATGACAGGCGGGCCCGAATCTGAAGAAGATATAGCAAAAGCAAAAAAAGAAGAAGAGGAGGAACTAGCAGCTGAAAACTTGGCTCGACGTGAAAAAGAAGCTGAAAAACGAGAAAAATTATTAGAGTCAAGAAATAAAGAAGCTGAAAAACGACAAAAAAAACTTGAGAGATATGAAGAACAAGCACGACAATCCCAAAAGTTTATAGATAGTGGTGGGAAAGAAGGCAAAGATACTGTATTTAATACTGGTAATGATATTGAAGCAGAACAAAAAGCCATGGAGGCGAAGAAAAAATATATCGCCAAATTAAGAAAAGAAGATGCAGCTGCAAAAGCTAAAGAAGCAAAAGAAGATGCAGAAGCAAATGACATGCGCCTGGATAGTGAGAAGAAAAGGGATAGTGATCTCAAAAAGGATGCAGAAAAACTTGCTAAATTGCGGAAGCAGGGGGAGAGAATTGCCGATCTCGATGATGCGACGAGTTGGAAAGGTGGTATTGACCCGAAATTTCATAAAGCAAATATGAAAAAAATCCAAGAGTTAGAATCGCAGATAAAAGATAAATATGGTGACAGTGCCGAAGTTCGCGGCGTTCTCAAGTCTGGCAAACCAATTGGCCAGCGCGAGCTCCGTGATCAACGCGCCGCCGAGGCCAAGCTTGATGGTATGGGCACCACGTTGGGTCAAAGCGCCGCTGCGGACAAGCTTGATGGTATGGGCGCCACCCCAAGCGAACGGGTCAAAAATATAACCGAACAAATGCAAGAATTAAATGCAGAAAGAAAAAAGCTTAAGAGAGGCGGCGAGCGCATAAGGTTGAGTGCACGGATACAGACCCTTGGTAAACAGAGAAAGAGCTTGATGATGCAAATGCCTGAAGACAAAACATCAGATATACTCAAGGAGGCAAAGCGAGAGAAGGAGGCCAGCGTTAACCAAGTTCCTCCACAACACAATAACATTGATGCATCGAACAAACGGTCATATTCATCATCAACAAGATTTACAACAGTTAATCAATCGTTGGAAAATCAATCTTTGGCAGGAAAAATGTCTGCAGCGCAATAATAAAAAAATAGGGGGCACAATGCCCCCTATTCTCTCTATGTTTATTGTTTAACCTTCTCTTGCAAGTTTCTCAAAATATCCCATAGTATCATCTTCTTCATCATTAGACACTGTAGCCGCTGGAGCAGGCTTAGTATCTACCTTGGGTTCAACCCACGGGGCATCTTCCATAACATCAGCAACATTACCAACCTTAGTAGTTCCAGATAGAACGACATCCAAGCGAGACTTCAACTCATCATACGACTTGAAGTTAGTATCAGCACTAAACTCTGACAGAGGATACTGCTTCTTCCAGACTTCCTCAATCTGATCATCATCATCAAACAAAGAAGATGGTGAAGCAAACTCTGACTTATCATAGTTCCAATAGCCATCTACCTTACGAATCTTCAGCTTGAAGTTTGCACCTTCCCAGAAGTCAAAAGGATTAACAGCAGTTTCATCCTTAAACGCAGGCTGCATTGCTTCCATGCACTTGTCAAAGATTTTCTTACCGAAACGATAGAGCATCACCTTACCCTCGTTCTGAGGATTAGTAGGGTCTTCCACAACATAGACGTTTGCGAAATACTGCAACTTACGCTTCTGACGACGTGCAATCTCTTTATCAGACTCAATTCCAGAGTTCCAATATGCAGAGTTCATCTCCGAAACAGGATCATTCTTACCAACAGTAGTGAGAGAGTTCTCAATATACCACTGACCAGTTGGCCCTTGAAACGCATGGTTCCATACCTTTGCCCAAGGCATATCTTCACCTTCAACTGCTGGAAGGAAACGAAGAACGGCATAACCATTACCCGACTTATCAACCACAGCCTTCCAAAGACGTTCATCTTTATAGGACTTCTTCTCTAGAGGGGCGTTTTCTGCTTGGACTGCACCGAGCAGTTTGTCCAACGAATTGGACTTCTTTAGTGTACTTAACGACATATGTATCTCCTTATGTAAATATATGCGATTTGTTTTCGTATGTTAATATAGTTATTATATACAGTTTTATTAGGAATGTCAAGTACCTTCTTGAACAAACCTAATTCTATATAGGTTCTTGTCAGCTTGACGAAAGTTGACAAGGGCATTCCATGAAAGTCCAATTCTATCCTCTTCAAGTAGATTTGCCATATGGCCATGATATAATTGGGATTGAAAGACTAACATGGAATTCTGTGTGCAAGGAAAAGACAGCTTTAAAGCTGTACTTGGATTTCCTTGCTTAAGGTGTTCAGTGAGTGATATAAAAGGTTCTGCCTCATTCTTAACCTTATGAAAATCAAGAGGGGGATGACCATCTGATGATTTCAAATAATATGTCCCACTGATAATTGAGTTGGAATGATTGTGAACCTTTTGTTCACCACCATTACCATTAATGTTTATCCAGCTCTCTGAAAAGAAAAAGTCTTCATATTCCAGACCAAGTTCATTGTCAAGATAATCTTTTGCTTGCATCTCTATCCATGTTGCAATGTCTTTTAGAGATGGATCAAGTAAGACATTTACAAACTTCTCTGTTCTCAATTTTGTAGAACCCTTATATTTTTCATACGAGAACGATGACAAATCTATATCGTCATAGAATGGGATTGGGCAGTTGTATTGTTTCACAATGCCTGATGGAAAGATAGGTACTCCGCTTATGGTCATATTTTAAACTCCTCACAAAATTTTGCCTTTGTTAAATAATTCAGATTATCTTCTTGGATAAATTCTTTTGTAGAATCTACCCAATAAAAATTAGTATCTTTAAATTCTTTAAAAACAGTGTGCATCTGGTTCATCCAGTTAATAGAATTAAAACCTTTAGCATCACTTGGCAGATAATTATCTGTTCCTTTATATATGTTGTTAAGTGGTTCGTCATATGACGATAGATCAAACCCCAATATATAAACTTCTGTTGCTCCCTGCTGACATGCAAGGTGCAATGCGGTATTGCCCGCTGACCATCCAATAGGAAAGTCAATAGTGTTTATAGGATCATCCTTATCCACATATGTAATCCAGACTCCAACATCCTTCTCCATCTTCATGCGAAGATCATTCATATCCAACTCTGGATGCATCTGAATTGCAGCCTCAATCTTCTCATGTAGATTAACAGGGTCTTTACCTGATATAACACACTGGCCTGTTACTGGCGAACTCTTATGAATGAATGCCTCTGGAATATCATATCCCAAGAACATCATATCTGCCACACTAGAAGGAAGCACTGACCAGTTTGCGAAATGACAATTAATGTCTCTATAGTCGCATCGTTCATGGATTTCTTGTTGCATACCATAGTCAACTGCTACGAGGTTATCAGTTACCATATCACGATAGATTGCATTACAACCCCATGTGACAGCATCCACCTCATACTGTTTATCGCTGAACCACTTGCGTGACTCACCATTACCTATGACAACACTACTCATGATTTTTTATAATCATTCATCAATGAGAATATTTTTGCAATCTCATTTGCACAGGCAATCGCAATATCCTGATGTTCCTTCTGTGTGCCATTAGCACTGCGTAGTTCAATATAGTGTACCCATGAGCGCAATGTACCGTTCATGTACAGCCGTGATACAGTCATACCCTCTGGTAGTACTGCCCGTGCTTGTTCCTTTGCGATACCATTCTCAATCGCCCATTCATAAGTTTTTTGTGCGGATTTACACAATGTTACTTGTTGCATACGGAAGTCTTCATTCAGTCGTCGTTGTGTCTCATCATCATTATCAAGTTCAATACTGTTCTGCCTATTATTTGGGTCTTGCAAACGAGCTTCTCTTGTCTCAAATGAAAAATCCTTGGTAGGGTCAGCATATCGTTGACTAAACTCTTGAAATGAGAAAGAACGATGCCGAAGTATCTGCCGTGCAATATCTCTGGTTGTCTCAATTTCAATACACGCATTAACCATCTCTAGTGGCGACCAATGTTGATTCTTGATCAGATACTTGATAAGTTTTTCACTGGTATCCTTGTTGTTCTGGTTATTAGGGTTTGAGACTCTCGCACAATATGCAATAAGCTCTTGTGCATCATCCACACCAGTAACATTGTCTGGTTTGGGTTTATAACGTGTGGAATGTGAAATCAATTTTACTTCCATAATATCTCCTAAATTGGTTCCGGCGGTAGGAATCGAACCCACAACCTATGGTTTACAAAACCATTGCTCTACCGTTGAGCTACGCCGGATTACCATCTACCTACTTGTTTGCGACAAACGGCCGACGTTGAGGCTTATTAAACCCTCTCTGTGGACGAGTCGAATGACGTGACGCAAGCTTGGTCACACGTTCAGACAGTTCATCACTTTTGACTGTCAACTCAGCATTATCAAACGACAATGCTTTCACTTGGTTTTCTAGTTCTCGGCATCGTGCCTCAAAGAACCCTTCTACTCGATCCATTATCAGTGGACTCCTCTATGAGTTTCAATAGTATTATTTTATACCGTTCTTGATCAATTGTCAAGAACCTTTCGTAATTATCCATGAGATTATCTAAATCATTCCATATAATATCATCCTCTAATTTGCTATTCCAATCTGGCCCAAACGTGACCAGTTCATCCAGTATTATCAATGTTTCTAATGACACTCTGCCACCTAAAAACTCTTTCATTAATTTGGGGTGTTGACCATTTTGTATATGAAACAAATCCTCAAATGCATCTACCAGAGGCTTCATCTCTACCTCAAATGTATCAAAAAAACCCTGTCGCTTTAACTTCCATGATTCATAGTTCTCATTGCTAAAGTTTGCAATGTAGCCCTTCTTATCCTTGATGAAATTTGCAATGAAATAGTTTTTGATTTCTTCTTCATATTTGTATTTGCGAGCCAATTTAACGAAGAACGATCTGTCCTTACGTTTATAAAAGGAATCCCGTTTGATGCGGGTCTTGCCTTTATAGGTCACAAAGTCATAATCACTTTTACCAAAATGTGCTTTCATAGCACAGTACATGAGATATACGTCAATCGGTTCCATAACAAATACTTTTTAGTGGTTTAAAAGAACAGGGCATC